ATCTGGTAGCCCATGTACGGGTGCAGGAAGCTATGGAATAAAGCCCGCTGGAACAGCTTTCCAATCTGTAGCGGGTTGCACGAGCGGCACGACAGGCTTTACGCTATCGTACAATCCAAGCAACAACGTCGAGACTGAGACATTCAACAAGAGTGGCAGCAATGAATGTTTGGCTGTGTTCACATGGGATGCTTCGACAACCAAATCGTTTTCGCAGAATATAGGCGCATTCTCATCCGTGACCTGCAAGGATGTACTCGGCAATTCCTATTCCTGCACTTATGCAGCGCCGACGTTGAGCATGAATGTAACCGAAGCGGCCGGGCCAGTGATCGTAACGGCGACACACTAAAATGCCCGTCTTTTAATACCTCATTCTCGTGCTGATGCCGTCGATGTTGGCGGTGATCTGGCTGTCGTATTATGAGATAGCGGGAAAGAACGTTTAGCCGCCACCTCTTGCGGTTTGCCGGCTGTGGCGGTAGAAAGTAGGAAGAATGCCGCCGAACCCAAAATTTGGTGATATACAGACCACCACGCTCAGGAACAGGAGTACTGCTATGCCAATTGGTCCAACCAAAACCAAGGTGCAGAAGCAGGCTGTAGTCAAAACCGAGATGCATAAGTTCGGCCAAGGTGATTTGCACTCAGGCAGCAAGAACGGCCCTGTAGTCACCAACCCCAAACAGGCAGTGGCCATCAGTTTAAGCGAGAGCAAACAGTCAAAGCCCGCCAAGCATGGCTATGGCCGGGCAGAGCATCACAAAGATCATTTTGGGGGATGGGGTCATGGCAAACACTAAAAAATCCGGTTCCTTTCATGGCAAGTCCAATAAATTGGGGTATGGTGGCCGTGCTGCACAACTGAAAGCACAGGGGGTGCCGGGCGGCGTTATTGGTGCCATCGCCAGGAAAAAACATGCGGCCCCAGGTGGGAAGAACTTCCATGGCTATGGAAGGGCTGACCACCACAAAGATCATTTTGAGAAATAGGAGACAGAATCATGCCGATGCGCGAAGGCAAGCCGCCGTATGGCGATTATGATGCCGGTGCCCACGCCAAGCAGCCCCATGGCAAATCCATTGGCTGCAATGACGAGCACCGTGCAGAAGACACCAAGCATTGGGGTGAGCGCGGTAGTGAAGCAACGCCAGAACACCGCAAGCCCCCGGCAGGTATCCCTGCTAACAATGAAGGCTCTGAACTGGTTTACAATGACGGCATGGGCCACGCCAAACAGCCCAGCGGCAAGTCAATTGATGCCGGCACTACCGACATTGCCGAGCACCACAAGCCGTCACGCATGGGTGAGGCTCATTCATTCAGGCAACCAGAAATGAAGGAGGCCCATACCTTCAGCGGGACACGCAAGTCAGGACACCACCGCCTTTCAGGGCATTCCGGGGCGCACATGATTGGCAAGCGCTGATGCCAAAAACACCTAAGCCCCCCAGGGCCAAGGATGTGGTGTTCCCCAGCCCCAGGACCATGGCTGAGGACCCTACTGCGCCGTCAGGCGTTGAAATACCTTATGCTGAGCATAAGAAGGCCAATGAGCCGCATAGCTTCAGGCCGCCAGCGTCGTCCAATTCTCATGGTTACAAGGGCACGCAGAAGCATGGGGCATTGCGGTTATCCGGACATAGCGGGGCGCATCAACTGGGCCGAAAGTAATGCCTAAGAAGAAGTTCTATAGCCAAACTCCACAGGCGTCAGGCAAGGTATTGGCAGACAAGAACCCTGTGCCTGGGCCTGAACTTGGTAACCTGACGCCAACCATTGTGCCGCATCACCCAGCACACAGCAAAGCAGTCGGCGGGTATGTCAAGCAGAGCCATGGGTTTGGGCACGCACCGCACGCCAAGCAAGGGCATTACCGTTTGTCAGGGGTACCGGGTGCTCACAGGCTTGGCGCGTCAGGCATAAGGAAGACACCAGTTGTCAACCGGCCATAAACTTGGTGGCGGGCGCTCAAGCAAGCTTCTTGTGGATAGATGTCTGAAAGACCCAGAAGTCAGGCGGCTGCTATACCGTTATGAGCATTTGGACGATGGCTATGACATCCCTTACCTTGCCGGGTACTCAACCGATGGGAAGACCATCTACATAGACCGTCATCTGCCTGAAATGCTGAGCTACCACCATGACGGCAGGCAGCGCGAATACGACCCAAGACGGTTCTTGATTGACCATGAGAGCATGGAAAAGGCGCTGATTGATGCCTTTGGCTGGCGCTATGAGCATGCGCATGACATTGCCACGGCCTACGAGCGCCGTCATGTTCTGGAAGCCGGGCTGTTGTGGCAGCCGTATCAGGAGGCTTACCGGCCATACATAAAGGCCGACGAACACGAGCGCCTGAAGAAGGTGCCTGCCGAACTAGACTTGACACCATACGAAGACGACCCCAGATTATTGCATCATCTACAGAAAAAGATGCATTGATGCCATGTCAAAGCGCCGCTGGAACGTTACTGTAGGCAGAGTTTTTGTCGATACGAAGAGTACTTTCAATACCAGAATAAAAGAGGAAGTACCTAAAGCCACTATTGCTGCGTGCAAACAAAGGATGCGACGTCGGGCTTTAGGGTTGCCTGAGCGTAGAGAAACACCAGTGAGTGATTGGCGTGTCAGCAGGTACAGGGCTAAAGGCATGAAGAAACCCAAACACCCCCGCGTGCGCCTGCGTGAAAAGGTTGCCAGGGAACACAGGGAAATTCAGGAACAGGCCCGGCAGTACGCCAGGGCCGGTATTGATATTGCCGCGCAGATCATGGGTGACCCGACACAGCCAGCCAGTGCAAGGTTGCAAGCCATTGAGATCATAGCAAGCCGTGCCTACGGCAGGCCCAATCAGACCAACACCAACCTGAATGTTGATGCCAATGGCAAGCCCCGCGAAGTTAGTTCAACCGAGCTCGACCGCAGAATTGAGGAAGCTCTCGGAGAAGTTGAAGCTATTACAGGACGAGCGAACCAAAAGGCTAAGGGCAAGGAACAGTCTGCTGACTTACGCGAGCGTGATCGAAATCCCGACGGCTCCGAGCCACAACTCCATTGACGACGACAACGACACTGAAAAGTTTGTAACTATCCCGCAGCGCTTTGGTGCGCACCATCTGTTATGGCTTGATTGCCTGCAAAAGGTTGAGGATGGCCAAATAAAGCGGCTCATGGGGCTTATGCCCCCAGGCAGCGGAAAATCTATATTCACGTCAGTTGTCTTCCCTACGCACTTCCTTGGGCGCTTCCCCAAGAAGTCAGTCATCCTTGCCAGCTATGGCAGCGACCTACCCAAGAAATTTGGCCGCCGCGCCCGTTCAATTGTGCAGCAGCCCAATTACCAGCGCATTTTTGATTGCAAGCTGTCCGAGGAATCAGCGGCGGTTGATGAATGGATGCTGACTAACGGCAGTGAATGGATGGCTGCCGGTATCATGACGGGCATCACCGGCAACCGCGCTGACGGCATCATATGGGACGACCCCATCAAGGGTCGTGAGCAGGCTGATTCTGATACTATCAGGAACAAAACCTGGGAAGCCTACGTTGACGATCTGCTGACCCGCAAAAAGCCCAACGCTTTTGAAATTGGGATCACGACTCATTGGCACGAAGACGACCCCGCTGGGCGCATCCTGCCTGAGGATTATGAAGGTGAATCCGGTTGGATCAAATGCCGTGATGGCTATGACTGGTACGTGATTTGCCTGCCTGCCATTGCTGAGCGCAACGATGATATTCTTGGCCGCAAAATAGGTGATCGTATTTGGCCTGAATGGTTCCCTGAGGATTATTTTGAAGGGTTCAAGCGGCAGCCCCGTACTTGGTCCTCCCTGTACCAGCAACGGCCAGCACCTGATACTGGTGACTTCTTTCAGGCCGATTGGTTCAAGCCGTGGCCGTCAGCTTTTGATCCGATCAAAGCCCGTGAAACCATGCACGTTTATGGGGCCAGTGATTATGCGGTCACACAGGATGGCGGTGACTTTACCGTTCATGTCGTCGTTGGCATTGACACTTTGGATCGGATGTTTCTGCTTGATATGTGGCGTCAGCAGGCGTCGTCCGATAAGTGGGTGGAAGCCCTTTGCGATCTTGTTGAGAAGTGGCGGCCGTTGGGGTGGGCCGAGGAGGCAGGGCAGATCAAATCAGGCGTGGGGCCGTTCCTTGAGAAGCGTTTACGTGAGCGCAGGCTTTACATTGCCCGTAAGAAGCTCCCTTCTAAGGCGGATAAAGCTATACGTGCGCAGTCCATCCGTGGCCGCATGGCCATGAATGGTTTGTATTGTCCGTTTCATCTCATGTGGTTTTCAAAGTTCAAGGACGAACTGCTAAAGTTCCCGGCCGCCAAGAATGACGATCAGGTGGATGC